ATGGCGTTGCCGTCTGAAACCCAGCCGGTGGCGGGCACTCGCGTCAACGGCATCTTGTATGAGTTGGCGACCGCCACACAGCGCGGGCAGTGGCAGACGGACAATTCCGATCGCGTACTGTTCGGTGCTTCGACTGCAAACCGTGTTGCGTCGGCGGTGGCGACCGACCACGTCGCATCGCTGGTCAACGTCGATACCACCGCGGATAAATGCACGGCGGCAAACCTCTCGCTGCTCAAGCGCGTCGCGATGGGTGCTAACCCTCGTATTAGGCCCTACCGTACCAAGGACGGCTACGAGTACTTCGTTGCCTTTGCTGGTTTGAACACGTTCCGCGATCTCAAGATCGATCTGCAGACCGTGAACAAGGATGCGCGCCCGCGTGAGAACATGGGCACCTACGGCGCTCCGAATAACCCGCTCTTCCAGGACGGCGATCAGCTGTACGACGGGATCATCGTGCGGCTCGTGCCCGAGATCAGTGGCTTCGTTACCTCAACCTGGACGAACCTGCTGACCGCTGGCGCGGCCTCGGCTCGCGTCGAGCCGGTGTTCCTCTGCGGCCAGCAAGCCGCAGTGATCGCATATGGGCAAATGGCGAAGCCCACTTTCCGAAAAGAAGATGACTATGGCTTCATTAATGGCTCCGGAATTGAAGCTGCTTACGGAGTAGGGAAGATGTTTGCCAAGGTGCCGAAGGCCGGCACTGCATTAAAACAATGGGGCGTTGCCACGGGCTTCTTCGCCAGCGCCTCAGACTAAGCCTCAACCAGATATCGCGAGAGGAAGACATCATGCCTTCATTATTCGACAGCAATCTACCTGTTCGCGATATCGGGCAAGGCGTTGTGGGATGCTGCGCCGGTCGGGCCAACCCGACCGGCTTAATCTCTGTCTACAGTACCAAGATCGGCAGATTGCCGGCAGGCGTTATCATCACGGTCGTTTCCACCAACGTGGAAACGGCCATCACCGGAACGACGCCGGCATTCAGTATAGGCACAACTGCCGGCGGCGCGGAGATCGTTACAACAGTTGCGCTAACGGCCGGCAGTTTGAACACCGTGCCATTGGCTGCGCTGGTTCAGCCACTGGCGACCGATACCGACGTTTGGGCCAACATCACCGGAACGGCGACCGGCGATGCCTACGTCGTTGTGCAGTTCATCAGGCTGTGATCATGCCTAAAATCACATGGCTCGGCGATGAGCCTTGCCTCTGGAACGAAGTCACGTTCCCCGCCGGTGTGCCGGTGGAAACCGACGATCCGTACATGATCGGCAAGGCGCGACACAATCCGTTCTTCCGGCTCGAGGAAACGGTGTTGGGCCCCATGCCGGAGATGTGGACCAATCCGCCGCTGGATTACACGCCGGGCGATGTGTTCGGCCCGCCTATTCCAGCCCTGCAGGCCGAGCATGATCTCACGAAAACGGGCGTAAACGCCCTTCCGCTCAAGCGCAAGCGCGGCCGGCCGCCGAAGGTGAGGCATAATGGCGATCAGTAACTACGGCGAGTTGAAAGCCGAGCTATCGGCCTACCTGTTCCACCAGCGGCTGGCCAATCGCTACGACAACTGTACGCAGCTGTTTGAGACATCGGCCAATTCGCGGCTGCGGGTGCTGCCGATGGAAGCCAGCACCCTGTTGACCACCGCATCGGGCACGGTGGCATTACCGTCCGACTACATCACCTGGCGCACGGTCAAATACCCGTCACGGCGGGACTACGGCGAGCTTGATTATGTGCATCCGGCTTATCTGCCATCGGTGCAACTCAATCGCCGGCCGCCGGTGTTCACGATTGAGGGCAGCAACTTCATCACCCGTGCGATCGACGACGCCGCCGGTGCCTGGGAGTTTCACTATTACCAGAAAATCCCCACCCTGGTCGGCGCCAACGCTGCCACCAACTGGCTGATCGCCGAATATCCCAACGCTTACCTGTTCGGTGTGCTGACCGAGCTATTCGCCGCCCAGCGGACTGCCGAAGCGGCGCAACTCTACAAGGCGCGGCGCGACGAAACCTTCCAGGAGATCATCCAGCGATACGCCATGACCACCGGCGCCACCTCGCCTGCGGTACGTACCGCGGAGTATTTCTGATGCACATCTTCGATGGCGACGGCAACGAGATCGCTGAATTTGAGGTGTCGGAGAAACAGACAAAAATTCTGGAGCTTGGCGAGGAAGTGGTGTTGTTGTTTCACACCCCGCAATTGTTCCGCTCGCTGCTGGGCGAGCGTACCGGATCGTTTATGTTGAAAAAGATCGGTGCCCGCGTCGTCGCCAGGGATGTCGGCAGCGTCAAGAAATTTGCCGACATGCTGCGGGCCGTCAAGCAAGCGCGGGAACATCCATGAAGCCGACCCCGGTTGAGTTTTCCGAATGGCGGCCGGATATCGCGCTGCTCGATACCAAGTTCGCATCCGAGGTTGAGAACGTGTTCGCTGGCGTCAATTCTTACCTGCCATTTCCGTCGCTGATGCCGTTCAGTGTCGGGCCGTTGTCCGATGCTGGAAACGATAGCTTCACCAAGATACTGTTGCAGTTCGATGGCCCCACGACCACCATCACCGATGCCAATATTGGCGGCTCCGCGCATGTCTGGACGGCGGTCGGCAACGCAACATGTAGCACGGGCGAATTCGTATTCGGCTCGGCATCGCTACTGTGCGACGGAACGGGCGATTGGGTCACGACGCCAAATCATGCCAACTTCACGCTCGGTAGCAGCGATTGGACCGTGGACTTCTGGCTGAAGGTGGCGAGCGATGGCGGGCAGCTTGGCCTCTTCGGACAATGCGATGCGGCAACGAGCACCGCCTCGTTTAGCATCGGCGCCTACCGGCACACTGATAATAAAATCTATGCTTCGTTCGGCACTCCCGGCGGGGTCGGTTCGGTTATCAGCACGTCCACCGTGACAGTGGCCTCGGGCTGGACCCATGTCGCCTTTGTACGCCAGGGCGCGATCTTGCGGCTGTTCATCAACGGGGTGCAGGAAGCATCCCTCAGCTATGGCGCCGCTATAAATACTTCCAGCAACGCCTTCCGCGTCGGGGCGCTAGGCGAGCGCACCACCGGGACGCTGAACGGGCGGATCGATGCGTTCCGGCTGTCGGTCGGCACGGCGCGATGGTTCGACACTTTCACGCCGCCCGCGGCGGCGTATTTCAATGCCGGCGGGCGCGTCTGTGGCCTGTATTCCGCGCGCACGTCCACCGGCGCCTGGAAAACCTACGCCGGCACCACCACCAAGCTGTTCGCCTGGTCGCTGGCGGGTTGGGTGGATGTCAGCCGCACGGTCGGCGGTGACTACAACGTGCCGCCAACAGAATTGTGGTCGTTCGAGCAGAGCGGCACTCACGTTGTGGCCGTGAATATCAACGACGCGCCGCAATATATCGATGTCAACGCTGGCGCGAATTTTGTGGTGCTCCCTGGCTCACCGCCGCGCGCCGGGCATGTGCGGCAGATCGGCGACTTCCTGTTTCTGTCGCGGCTCGACACCAGCGGCGGCTTTAACAATCGCTGCATCATCTGGTCGGCCATCAACGATATCACGGGCTGGACGATCGGCCTTAACCTCTGCGACATGCAGGAATTCCCGGACGGCGGCCCGGTGCAAGGCGTGATGGGTGCCGAGATCGGCTATGTGGTGCAGGATCGCACCATCAGGACGATGCAATTTATGCCGGGGGATGTGACATTTATTTTTAATTTTTCGCGCGCGCTGCACGATCGCGGCTGCGTTTCGAAATTTGGCTTCAATAGGAGAGGAAACGTGCTCTACTTTGTTGCAGAGGATGGCTTCTATAGTGCGAGCGGCCAGCAGATCACACCGATCGGCGCCGACAAGGTCAACGAGTGGTTCCTGGCGAATTCCGATATCACGCGGCGCGATGTCGTGCATTGCCTCGCCGGGGTGAACAAGCCGCGGGTGGTGTGGGCGTTTCATGCCTCCTCGGCCTCGCCAATGTACGACAAGGAAATCATCTTCGATTGGAGCAATGGCCGCTGGGCCAAGGCGTCGGTCGCGGCGCAGGTATGGGGATTGCTTGCCTCGCCTGGGCTCGACCTTGACACGACAGGCTCGGAAGTAGGTGACGTGCTGCTCGACAGCACCGCGCAGCCGCTTGACAGTTTCGCCTATCAGGGCGGCCGGCCGCTGATCGGCGCCATCAATCCTGACGGGTTTCTATCCACGCTCACCGGCCCCAACATGCCGGCCACGCTGGAAACCGCCGAGGTGCATCTGGTGCCGGGCGTGCGTGCGTTCGTTAATGAGGTGTACCCGATCGATGACGCCAGCACACCGGGCACGGTCAGCAACGGCATTCGCGAAACTTTGCAGGAAGGCCCGCCGGTGTGGTCGGCCCCGATCGACATCGAGCCGCTGGTGGGCTCGGCCTTTGTGATGACCTCGGCGCGGCTGCATCGGTTCCGGCGCTCGATCCCGTATGCTTCTGTATGGACGCACGCGCAGGGGGTGGCGGTGAACGCGCAGCCGGACGGTGACGGCGTAACGTCATGACCGAGGATCTGCGGCCTCCGTACCGCATTGCTTTTGATAATGCGCGCGATCCCTACACCGCGCGCAATGCGCTCGGTATCCTCACAATTGCCGGAAGTGGTGGCATTGCTCCTGCTGATGCCCAGTACATCACGGCGGCGGCCGATGCGACACTTACCGCCGAGCGGGTGCTGACCAACACCGCGACGGTTACCTGGGATTTCGCAACGGCGGGCCAGGCAAAGGCAACAACGGTCAGCGAATTTGTTCAGGCCAACAAAACCACTACCTCGGGCTCGCTGACAGCCGCGGTGATCGGCACCTATCACAGCACATCGCTTACTGCCGGCGATTGGGATGTGTGGACGCACAGCACGGTTGTCTGCTCCGGCACCAGTGCTTCCGGCTTTGAACTGGAGCTGACGACGGGGGCGAGCCTGTCGGGCAGTAATCTGAAATATATCACCGCCATGATGACCGCCGTTGGTGCTTCCTACAACATCGATATCATGCCGGTGCGGTTTGTGCTGGCATCGACCACGACGATCAATCTGAATTACCGGGCGGGCGTGACGGGCTGCTCGATCTCGAACGCCTACATCGCGGCACGCAGGAGATCATGATGCCACTCACCTATGAGCAATCGGCCGAGTTGATGACGGATGCGATCTTTATCGGCCGCGTCAAGGTGGCGTGTTTGAAGTTCGCCGGCTTCATTTACGGCGAAGCCTCGACCGTGCCGGCGCACTCAAGCCGCATCAAGTGGGCGCAGCAGACGTTCGCAATGCCGGACTCGTCGGCGGCAGCAGTCACGCCCACGACGGTCATGGACCCTGCGGTGCAAGCCGATGGTGCAGCCATCACCGACACGGCATTGCAAAGTGCCGTGGAGAATAGCGTCAACAAGATGCTGTGAGGTAATAAGCAATGCCCGGCGAAGATATTCAATCATGGTCGGTTACCGCGGCCAACAACGCCAATGCCGATAGCGCGATCAATTGGGCGGAGGGCCAACCCCGAGCCTCCGTGAACAATTCTTCGCGCTCAGAAATGGCCGCGCACGCTAAAAATCGCAATTTGCAGAACGGCTCGATCGTCACCGGCGGCAGCGCCAACGCGCAGACATTCACTTCCGGCGTGGGCTACACCGCACCTATTCCGACCGGCTTGCGCGTGCTGCTCAAGATCGGTCCGGCGTTGACCAGCACTGCTGCCGCCACGCTGGAAATGGACGGGCTCGGCGCGGTGGCGATCAAAAATCAGCTTGGTGCCGATCTTACTGCCGGTGCGATCGTGGCCGGCAGCTACGTTGAATTTCTCTATGACGGCACCAATTGGCGCTTGCTGGAATTGATGAGCAGCATCGTGTCCCAGACATTTACCGCCAGCGGAACTTACACGCCCACGTCAGGAATGACTTTCTGCATTGTCGAAGCGGTCGGCGGCGGCGCAGGCGGCGGCGGTGTCGTTTGTGATGCCGCCTATGCCTTGTGGGCCGGCGGTGGCGGCGCTGGCGGCTATTCCCGCAAGGTCACGACGGCGGCACTGGTCGGCGCCTCGCAAGTTGTCACCATCGGCGCGGGTGGTGCTGGCGGTGCTTTTGGTGCGGGCAGCAATGGCGGCGACACAAGCCTTGGCTCGATTTGCATCGCCAAGGGCGGAAGCGGCGGGGCCGGCACATCGGCCGCGGCATTCGGTCAAGCCGGGGCCGGCGGCATTGCCGGAACGGGCGATATTGCCGCGGTGGGCGCCCCCGGTTTTCCAGGTTTCTACATGTTCTTTACCACGACGACCCCCTTTATTGCGGGGCAGGGTCAGGGCGGCTCCTCGTTCTATGGCGGCGGCGGTTTTGGTGGCCAGGCCGCAGCTACAACCGCGGCCAATGGTGCGGCGGGCACGGTGTACGGCTCCGGCGGCGGCGGTGGTTGCTCCAATCAGCAGGCCGCGACCAATGTTACCGGGGGCGCGGGCAGTGCCGGGCTAGTGGTCATTACCGAATTCATTAATCTGTGAGACTGCGCCCGATCCCGCTGAACGAGCATGAAGCGTGGGCGCATCTTTGGCTGCCGTTTCTGCCGCGCATTGCCAAACGGTCGCATGAGAGCGTTGTCGATCTGCTCGGGCAAATCCATCGGCGCGAAGTGCGGTTGGTGCTGGTGCTGGACGGCGACAAGGCGCAGGCGCTGATCGGTGTTCGCATTCATCAGATGGATGGCAAGAGTTGCGGCGACATCATCTGGGCCGCCGGCTTTGGCCGTGAGCAATGGCAGCAGCTCCTGCCTGAACTCGAACAGAAGCTACGTGATGCTGGCTGTGTGCTGTGCCGGCCGATCTGCCGGCCCGGCTGGTCGCGCCACCTCAAGCAGCACGGCTATAGGCTTAAACACGTCATTATGGAGAAACCGCTATGAGCAACGGCGGACAGCAACCAGTCACACAGCAGACGCAGCAAACCCGCGACCCATGGTCGGCGGCGCAGCCGCATCTGACGCAGGCGATGACCAGCGCGGCCAACCTGATCAACACCAATACCGGCTACCAGCCCTGGACCGGCGCAACGCAGTCGCCGCTAGACCCGCTGGTATCGCAGGGTATGGCAGGCCAGCAGACTATTGCCCAGAACAGCCTTGGTGGGACTGAGGGCATCAAGGCCGCGCAACAATTAGGATTGCAGCAGATACAAAATGCCGGGCAGCAAAACCCCTATCTGCAATCCATCCTCGACACCAGCAACCGCCGGATCAGCGACAAGATCGGTTCCAGCATGAGCGGGGCTGGCCGTTATGGCAGCGGCCAGCACACTGACGTGGCCGCGCGCGCAATGGCGGAAGCGGCCAATCCGATCCTGGCGGAGGACTACAATCAAGGCCTGCAGCGCGCGGGCCAATGGGCGCAACTGATGCCCACGCTCGACCAGGCGCAATACGCGCCCGCGCAAAGCCTGATGGCGCTCGGGCAATATAATCAGGAGCGCGCCCAGAGCTTGATGGATCAACAGATCAAGACCTACAACGCCCAGCAAGCCTATCCGTGGGAGCAACTCGCCCGCTACAACGCAATTGCTGGCGGGGCTGGCGCCCTCGGCGGCAGCATGACCGGCACGCAGACCACCCCGATCAACAATCCATCGACCTTGCAGAAGCTGTTCGGCGGCGCGGCCGCAGGCGCCGGCATTGGCGGCTCGTTCGGCGGGCCGGCGGGGGCTGGCGTCGGTGCCCTCGGCGGCGGCCTGCTCGGCCTGCTCTGATGCCGCGCGCCTCCTGGTATTCGCAACTGCCGCCGTTCGGCTGGTTTGATCGCGAGGACCGCCCCGGCTCGGCGGCCTATCAGGTCGGCGGCCGATCGATCCCAGACAGCCAGCAGGGCATCGCGCTGCCAACGCGGGGCGGGCTTGGGAAATGGTACAACGTGACGCCGCCGGGCAGTGACCGACCATTCCCGATGCAGCAGCCCGATATCGGGCCGGCGCCATACACCGGGCGCGGCATCGACATCAGCGCCGCCGGCGCCCACCAGATGGGCTACACGCCGAAGAACTTTCCCACCGATGCCAATTTCAAGGCCGAGCCGATCGACCTGTCCGGCCTAGGTCTGGCCGCCAAATGGAACGGCGGCGTACCCGGCGACAACCAGACCGCCGTGGCCGAAGGGCCACCACCACCACAGCAGGGGCGAAAGATGTCGAACAGCCTCATGGATATGTTTCAGTCACGCGATCCCGCCGGTGAGCCGTCGAGTTTTGCCGATAATCTGCAAGCCCGATCCAATTCCCTGATCGGCCTCGGCCTCGGCCTGCTGCAGCCGTCCAACCCGCTGCGCGGCCAATCCTCCTGGGGCAACGCGCTGGAGGGCTTCCAGGGCGGCGCGGCGCTCGACGCCCGCACCGCGGCCGAGGCAGCACGGCTACGGCATCAGAAATCGCAGGACGCCCGCCAGGCCGCTATGGATCGCTTCAGCATGGGCATGCGGGAGAAGGAATTCGCGCAGGGCGCGCTGACCCCATACCAGAAGATGGAAGCCGACATTGCCCGCGCCAAGGGCACGCCGCAGGAGCAGCAAGTAACGGATTTCTATCGTAGGCAACTCGATGCCGGCCCGCCGGAAACGCGCGAGGTGTTCGATCCCACACTCGGCCGCAACGTCGTACAGGAGTGGGACAGCCGCAGCAGGTCATACAAGACGGCCACCATGGGCGGCGGCACGACCGGAACGGCACCGGCCGATCCGTTCACATCTGGCGCCGGCCGGCCGGTCTATGGCCAGGGCGGCGATTACAGCAGCAGGGCGGCTCCTGCCGCATCCGGCCCGCAAGGGCAACCTGTGCTGCCACCGAAAAAACCGCTGACGGCGCATGAGCAGACCGCGATTGATGAGGCGGACAAAAGCGTAATAGCGAACCGGGGAGTGATTGGCACCCTGCAGGATGCCAAGCGGCTTTCTAAAACCGCGTTCTCTGGGCTTTACCCGATGCAGCGAGCGGAGATCGGCGCCAACATTCCCGACAGCCCTCTCCTTCCCGGCAGCAATCAACCGGCAAAGGATACGCTGCTGCTCAATAATGCCGTGATCAGCCAAGCCGTCGATCAGTTAAAGGCAACATTTGGCGGCAATCCGAGCGAGGGCGAACGCAAAATCCTGCTCGATCTGGCGGGCTCGATGAATTCACCCGATGATGTTCGCCAGAAGATTTATGACAAAGCGATTGAATTAGCTAACGCCCGCTTGGAACACAACCAGCGGCGCGCGCAGGAAATTCGCGGGGGTACCTACTACAATCCTGGCGGCGGCGCGCCAACGGCTCCTGCGCCGGACACTAGTGCCGGCAGCGGACCAATATCAGACGCGCGCGACGCCATTAAAAGGGGAGCACCCAGAGCGGCAGTGATCGAACGGCTGGCGAAGAGCGGCATCCGGTTCAATCCAAAGGATTTGGACTGATGGGCATGTTCGATGATCTGATCCCCGAAGGGCCTAAGACCCCGGCGGCGGGCGGCGCCGGCATGTTCGATGACCTGATCCCCAAGGAAAAGCCGTTCCTTGAAAAGCTCGGCAACTTTGCCAGCAAGGTTTGGAACGATCCGCCGCCGAGCATTGCCGCCGCGCGCGATGTCATCAAGGGCGCCCCGCAGGCCGCTACTGAATTGACCTGGGGCGCCGATCCCGAGGCCGCACGCGAGGCCGCCGGCACGATCGCCCAGGCCGCCGGGCTGGGGCTCGGGTTCAAGGGGCCGGGTGGAACGAATGTGGGTGTGGCTGGCCGTCCGATCACGGCCGAGGCCCGCAACGCGCCGATCATTGCGCCCCGGCCGATCCCGGCGCCGACGGCCGCCGATGCTGCGGTCGAAGCTGCGGCTCGCGGCGGCTATACCGTCCCGAATTATATTGCCACCGAAGGCACCGTCATTCCCCAAGTGGCATCGAGCGTCAAAAATGTGCCGTGGGCCGGTCAGCCAATTACCCGCGTGCACGACGAACTGCTTGCCAATATGGGCCGCTCCAAGAGCGAAATCGCGCCCCTGGCTGGAACCCCGGAGACAGCGGGCGAGCGGGCTAAGTCGGGGCTATCCTCATTCATCACCACCGAGAGCAAAAAGCCGGTTAGCTCCGCTTATGAAGCCGTGGACGCGATGGTCAACCCGGAAATCCGGGCTCCACTTGAGAATACTCAGCAAGCCGTCGCGGACATCATGGCCAAGCGCACCAATGCGCGCATGAACAGCCGCAGCGGTGCCGTTGATATGGTGCTTGACGCGGTGCAAGACCCGCGCGGCATGAACTACGCCGGCGTGAAGGATTTGCGCACATCCATTGGCGAAAAAACCCCGATGGAACTGGCGACCCAAGGCATCGCAAAGCAAGAGTATGATCGTATCTATTCGGCCTTGAGCAAAGACCTAGGCAATACCGTGCGCGAAGCTGGCGGGCCGGATGCGTTTGCAGCTTGGCACAAGGCCAATCGGCTCGCATCGCTGACCAAGGCCCAGCAGAACGCCTTATCGAAGGTCATCGGCACCAAGGGCGACGCAGCACCGGAAATGGTGTTTGAGCGGTTGGCGACCTTTGCCAACAGCAAGCGCGGGGCCGATCTCAACCGCTTGCAGTTAGCCAAGCAGGCCATGGGGCCGAGTGCTTGGGGCGATGTCGGTGCGGCCATGATCGACCGGCTGGGCATGGCGCCGGATGGCTCATTCAGCCCGCAACGGTTTGTGACGGCGTTCGGCAACATGGCGCCGGCTGCCCGCAACGAATTGTTCTCAGGCCGACAGCACGCCGCCCTGCAAGACCTTTTTATTGTCTCCAAGCACATTGGGGACCGCATTACCCGCTTTGGCAATCCGAGCGGCACGGCGCGCGGCGGCATCGTCGGCCAAGCCGTCACCGGCGGTGCCCTGTTTGCCGAGCCCCTAACCGTGCTCACGACCTTGGTCGGCACCCGCCTGGCGGCCGAGGCGCTCTCACGGCCGGCGATTGTACGGGCCGCAACTGCGGTCAGCCGGGCATCGCTCGCGCGCAATCCGGTGCGGACCCAGCGGGCGCTGAATGCCTTGAGCGCGGTCATAGCGGCGGAAGGGCTGGCGGCGCGGCAACCGCAGCAGGAGCAGCCGCAATTTGCCGGCCCGCAACTGCCATTCCGCCAGGGCGAGCAGATGGACAACCTGATGGCCAGCATCAACGGGGCGCAGGGGTATCCCGATTTCAAGTGGGTCAATCCGGCCGGGGTGGATGCGTTTCTGGCCTCTGGCCCCATGAGCACAAACATCGAGGACCGCCGGGATGAACTCGGCGGCTTCGACGCCGCTGCCGCGCGAATGCGACGGCAAGGGAGGCGATAATGGTGGAAATGGCAATTGGCGTTCTGTGGTTTCTGATCGGCCTGATTGTTCTGGCCGGCGTGATCTGGCTGGCAATCTGGGTGATCGAGAGTTTCGTTTACCCCATCCCCGATCAAGTCAAAAAAGGTGTTTGGGTCGTCGTGCTTTTGCTGGCGCTGATCGCCCTGATCTCTGTCTTGGCAGGCGGTGGCACCGTACGAATGCCGTTCGGCCGGCATGGATGAGCCAAGAGCGGTTTGTCGGCATTGTCGTAGGTCTGACTACCGCAGCAATCACCCTGCTTGTGCTCGGGCAGTTCGAGCGCGAAGCTGAGGGCAAGGTGGAGTTGGAATGTATCGCGCCGACTGAAAGAGAGCGCGTGCGGGAGATTGCGCTCCGTGGGATCGACACCGGGTTTGAGCAGGCCATTGCTCATCTCTTCGACGTGTGGGTCAAGGATCCCGAAACGGAGCAACCCAAGCGTGCCCGCGTAGGTACCACCAACGCGATTAACGCCCACGCCCGCGCCCGGAAATTGACGCTTGCTTGGGATCCGCCCTCCTGCGCTCCTTGAGGATTTTCTGACCCTTGAGGACACCGGCGCGCATGGCCTCGGGTGAGGTGATCCAAGGGTTACGCATATTGGAGGCCTGTTCTTTCCGTGTTGCCCACTTACAGTTCTCGGAAAAATATCCAAGATCGTTGTTGATACGCTGGAGCGATAATTCTGGGGAAGATCGCGGGCCGATATCGGCTAGGAAGTTTTCGAATTTAAGCCATCGTTCGCAAACCGTGATCCCGCGCCCACCGTAGTGGTGAAAACTCGGACTTTGCGGGTTGTTGCAACGCTGCAGCATGGAAACCCATGCCACATATTCCGGTGTTCCTGACATACCGTGAAAGCGGCGAGCGCAGCCGCACGAAACGGTGCCATGTTTGTTGCGTAGATTGCTTAAAAGCACCGTCTTCTTGTTCCCGCAGTCACATCTGCAAAGCCAGATACCGACACTGACGGGATTGCGTCCAACTAGCCGCAACGCAACCAGACGACCAAAACGCTGATTTGTGATATCGACTGATTTGCCCATTGCGGCCTCCCAGAAGGCTGTTGCGGGAAGTGACGGGATCGGTGCTCAACGCCGATCCCGTTGCGCATTTATAGAGGGAAAACAGCCATGCTCCAAATTCTAAATGGGCCGATCATTTCTGCAGGCGAGAGTTTGTCCGCCGGGCTCGATTGCAGTGCAGGGCCCATAATTAAATTGACCATGCCAGGAGGATTTGTCGGCGACACAATTTCCTTTCTGACCAGTAGTGACGGCATTATGTGGAACGATCTGTTCATGCCAGACGGCAATGAACTTACTTACAAGGTGATCGCCGGCACCGGCGTAATCGTTCCGCGGCTTAACGCCGGTTTCCTAAAGATCCGCTCCGCCATCCGGGAGCGGCCGGTGGTGCAGCCCGAGCTGCGCGAGTTCGCAGTGGC